GGTCTATCTTTATTGGCTAATTCTTCTTCTGGCGTATCTTCTGGAGCAGTTCCATCTGTTTCCTGTTTCTTCTGGATTGCTTCCACATCTTCTTTATCAATCGGAGCATCATCTCCTGCTAATTCTACGAGGCGCTTTTCTTCGCGTGTAATTCTAGCCTTTACGCCATTACGAATATTCTCTGAACTGCTTCTAAAATCTTTGTCTATATTTTTTAGTTTGTCTTGTTGAACGGCTTTGACAATATCCGCATCTGACATTGAACTAAGATTCTTCCCAGCTAAAGCGCGTTTGATAGGTTTGCCGCTACCGTATTGTGTACCTGTAGAGAAAACCATTTCCTGAACTGCAGGTCCTCTACCTGTTAAATCGATACCATCTGTTCTTAGACTATTTAGAACAGGCGTATAATTGTTTGCTACGATGTATTCACGTTGAGCGTCCTCGAATCCTTTAGGATCCTTGGCTGCGACTGCTTTCCACTTCTTGTCAAATTCAGGAGTAGCTGGAACCAATCCCGCAAATTCACCACTATATTTTGAACCAGCGATGAAACGTTTTACTGGTGAATTGTTTGCATTGTTATTCTTCGGAGTACCTGGGTCGAGCATATAAGATGCCATTTGGTATTTACCATATGAAGCACCTCCGAAATCTCCTATTGCCGATTTCTTGTAATCGTTGATAGCATCGATTCTTTCATTGGATTCGTGCTTACCTGTCATCTCACCTACTTTGAAATCACCCTTGGCTGCTTTAGGCGTAATCGGAACCCCATCTACCTGATTCAATACGTTAGCATTACCCGATTTTACCGCATTACCAGATGAATCAAGAACAGGGTTTCCTTGGGAATCTCTCAAGGTTTTTGATTCTTCTGAATCTGTAGCGTCAGTTTCTACACCTGTTAAATCTTTAGTTCCTTCATAACGAGTACCAGCTTTTCCTTGGAATGCGTCATCGAGTTTCTGTTCTTTTTCTTCTGGGATACCACCAATCGTACCCATCATAATAGGTTCTTGGAATGAACCTTCATCTCTGAAAATACAAACAACCCAAGTACCTTCTACTGGCCCTGTAGGTGAAGTTCCAATACCTGAAATACCTGCAGAAGTAATGGGTTGTAAAGGGAAAGCCCAAGGTAAATCTTTTGTAGGTAATAGATTAGTATTCTCGGTATGAATACCCATTATTCTAACTTTACATCTTCCGATTTTTAACGGGTCGGCTCTAGATTCTACGACACCATAATAGAAGTTATTTCCATTCATCATGTTTTATGCTTTCCTTGTATCTTTTACTGCTTCAACTGCAATATGAAAATCTTGATTTTTAAAAATGTATCTAATTGCAGTAACTAGAAACTTACCTGATAACAACTTATCTTCTGAATCTTCTTTTGTTTCTGTTGTAATTAATCTAGTTTGAATAAACTTCATATCAATTACATCGCCCACTTTAATCTTTCTATTACCGAATGCTAGAAACCGAATCTTAAGATTTGAGAACTGTCTAATAGCAGACATCTTAGGTTGAATTGCATTATAATTATAGCCGTCTGTTTGGGTATGAACATTTCTAGTTTCTGGTTTAATAACCACATTAGAACCAAAAACATCTCGACGTTGTTTCAATGAAATACCGAAACCATTCTTATCAGCAACACCTAATAAAGTATCATTTAATTTGCCGTGATTATCATCTTCTATTTCAAAGCGTTTCTTAACATACTTCTTTCTAACTAAATCGTTTGTCCATAATGTAGAATAGTTATCATCGACTCCGTTAATGGAATCACCCATATTGATAATTTCATATTCTCGAATGTTGGTAACATCCTTTTCAATTACTTTCTTGCCTGAAGGTTCATATCTATATTCAAATGTCGGAGCCTTGGTAATCAATGATTCAATGCTTTTAAAATTGAATCCCTTCATTGTTTCATAGAAAAGGAAATAACTTCCGCCAGATTCGGATGAAATACTTCTACCAGAATACCAATTAATACCTTCAAACGGTGTCCATGAAGGCATAACGAATTTGTATTTACCGTTAGTGCCTTCTACTTCAAAAGGCTTTTCACTAGCAACATAATTGAATAACTCTTTAACCGATGAATCATTAGAACCAGTTAAAGCGGTATATACTCGTGTATGTTCACTTAATACACCTTCAAACGAAATAAAATGTAGCTTGAATACTTCAGATGTTGGGTTTGCTCTAATACGATTAGACGATGAATAAACGTAAAACTCTTTAATCTCTACGCTTTCTTCTGTGGGGTCAACAAATAACTCTACAGTTAGTTTCTCGTTACCCGTCAATTTCATAATATCAGTAGCTGCAAATGAATCTACGAATAAGATTTCACCTGACAAGGTGTTAGAGAAGATATCCTCGTAGATACTCAATTCACTAACAGACGCAGTGATATTGTACTCTTTACCTTCAGCGTTTTTTAGTTTTACAGAACGAAACGTTTGTAAAAACGGGGCCGAATTAACCTCAGACATTTTCACCTCTCAATTTATTCTCTACATCTCTCAAGAAATTATCAATGTGTTCTTTTCTAATTGCTCGAATGATGCGCTTGGAATCATTAATCTTTTCTTCATGCTCTGAATTAGATACTGGATAATATGTCGTAGCATCTGTGAAATTAACTTCTGGTGCAGAATCAACAGTTCCAAAAGGATTAATTGTTGTCATAATAGTAGTTGATCTATAATCAGCCACCGAGCCGTTTCTTTCATAATGATGGGTTGCTCCTGAATTATCATACTTCTCGGCAGTATATCTATCCAAAGTTCTACCATCTAATAACCATTCTTTAGGATCAACTACATCATTTACAAGATACAAAGTCCAGAACAATGATGCATTGTTATATAATTTATGAGCAATAACATCTGGTCGCTCATATGAATTAAGCACATGGGTAGTTAGAAACTTGGGATTATTTGCAAGACCTTCTCTAATTTTTAATTTGATGAAGATATCTCTAAAGAAGAAATAATCATCATCTCCGTCAAAAATATACCCGTTGATAGGTAATTTCTTAAATAGTTTCATCTCGCAACTCCATCAGGATTAGCCCAGTTTTTAAATCTAGCTCTGTGTAAGAATTCGGTTTCCGTGAATTGTAAAGTAACTTCAATCGAAAATGGTGCTCCAGAGAAATCAGTAGCAATCCAAACACCCGCGCCCGAATAGTTAATAATCATATTAGTTAAAGCACAAGTACTTGTTCTATATAACCACTCGTTTTCATACGCCCCATGCATGAAGGTAATATCAAACATACCAGGAAACATATAGAACGCCCCATTAGTTGCTTGTTCTAGTTCAGGATACATGTAGAGTTTTAGTTTCTCTAAAATGAATCTAAGAGATACTGCTTCATAATGGCTCTTGGGAATAAACTTCCATTGTAGGTTAAATGACCTATTATTAACACCATCAAACAAGAATTCGTTTCTAGGATTAGATGCTCTTTTTGTTAATAGTTTCAAATTAGTTTCAGCACCATCTAATCCTAATTGAGACATGATATTTGCGACACCCGAACCTGCTCCAATAATAGCAGACTTAGCCATATCTAGTTTCTCGTATCTACCTTGGTCTTGAAAGGCGTCTGCTAAAGATATCGCACCTGATATTAAACCACCTTCTGATTTTGACCAAATAGTAGAATGGTCTGTAACGATTGAATCAGGCATAGGTAATGCAATCATCTCTTCCAATTTAGTATATTTTACTACGCTATTTTGTTTTGATCTAACTTCACCGTCAGCCGATTGTGATCTTGGTTTCTGACCCGAAGCACTGAATTTAGTTTTATCTGGAGCATCACCTTGAACCAGATTTGTATTTTCAGTTTCTACAAGGTATATTTCTAGTTTCACATAATGAGCATTTGCACCCGAACCCAAATCCTCTGGATAATATGCAACATTACCGTTAGCTAATGAATTCGGCTCTTGGGCCATATCAATATCTTCTGGAATCTGTGAAAACAATTCGTCTTGAATAGAGGCGTTAGATTCGACATTCTCGCCAGAATTCACATTAAGCGGTTCTTTTAGTTGCGAATCTCGACCCCCATCTACCTGGGAAATCAAAGAAGCAATTGCGTCTAAATTATTCATTGTGGTGTTTCTCTTTAGTATAAATACTCATATAAACAGTATTTATGGGTATTAGTATGGCGCGTGAAACACAAAAAGGTAGATATGTTCTTCGTAATCCTAGCAAATATGAAGGCAACGTTTTAAATGTCATTTTCCGTTCCTCATGGGAAAAGAGGTTTATGATATTCTTAGACAACCATGATTCCATTATCTCATGGAGTTCTGAAGAAGTTGTCGTTCCTTATTTTTGGGAGATGGACCAAAAAATGCATAGGTATTATCCTGATTTTGTTGTCACAATGAAAACCAATTCAGGAGTAATCCGAATGATGGTAGAGGTTAAACCTTACGGTCAAACGATTGAACCCAAGAAGACTAAAAACAAACGTGATAGTACATTTCTTTTAGAAGTAGAAACATATACAAAGAACATTGCTAAATGGAAAGCTGCTGAACGGTATTGTGCTAATGAAGGATGGATATTCCGAATCATTACAGAGAAGGAACTGTTCAAAGGTAAGACTTGGTAAATACATCATACCACCTCCCGTCCTCCATTGATAATATGCTGTAGTTTGTAAAAATGCGTTTAAAAACAACAAGTTAACCGAGATCAAAAATGTTAGAAGAATTCAAAGCCAATTTAGGAAAACGAGGTTTCGCCAAGCCTACGATGTTTCGTGTGGAGTTCACTACAATTCCAATTGTCGTTCAATCAAAGCCTGGTATCGCTGAAATCGTAAAAGACTTGCACTTCTTTGCCGAGACTGCGGAGTTTCCTGGAACCCAAATCTTAACCCAAGAGTTGCGTCATTATGATATGCCTGCGAAGTTTGCTTATAATAAGGCGCATGATGATTTGAACATCTCTTTTAGATTGGATAGAGACTTTCAGGTAAAGAAATTCTTTGACACCTGGATCAATTCAATTTATAATAGAGAGACGGGCGACGTAAGCTATAAAAGCCTGTACGCTGGTGGAATTCAGATTTTTCAGATTATGGAGAACGGTCAAACGAGTTATGGTATAGAATTACAAGAAGCATTCCCTACGCAATTAGGGCAAATTTCATTGGGTTGGGATCAAGCTGGTCAATACTCTAGATTACCTGTTACGTTTTCGTTTAAAAGAATGAAGAATATTACTAGAGATAAGGGCAAGGATAGTGTGTTCCCTGCGCCTACATTCGGCACATCTTCAGATAGAACCATTGATAACGAATTTGATGGGTCATCTTCAAGTGATAATCCCGAACCAGTTAACCAAAACAATAGCGCCGTAAACATTCTAAAGAACATGGTAACCCCGTTCCAGTTCTGATACATATTATTTTATTAAGGATACTAAATTATGTCATTGCCAAAAATTGAGAGCCCTGTATTTTCGACTATTCTACCTACGGGTGAAGAAATTAAATTCAGACCATTCAATGTGAAAGAACAGAAGAACCTTTTGATTATTGCAGAAGGCGGGGCTGAAAAAGATATTTTGATGGGCATCGTTGCTATCGTTAATGAATGCACCTTCAGCAAGATTGATTGGATGAAACAACCTACTGTAAATCTAGAACATGCCTTTTTGCATATTCGTTCTAAGTCTGTGGGTGAAGTTGTAGAAATGACGTTCATCTGTAAAGCACCAAAGGATGATGGTTCTAAATGTAATCATAAAAACTTTATCGAGGTTGACGTTAGAACTTCTAAAAGCGAACCGTTCCCTGAAGTGAAAATCAAGGTAACAGATTCAATCTATATGATTATGGAAAATCTGACCGTCAAAGACGTGCATGATATGATGAACGATATGCCTAATGAGAAGTTAGTGAAGTCTAAGACAAAGATGGTTGTTCACGGTGAAGAAGTTATCACTGAATTCACTGATGCGGATTTTAAAGAATTTGTGGATTCGTTCCCTCCAGAAGCAGCTCAGAGATTAAATGAGTTCTTTGAGAAACAACCTACATTGATTTTAAGACCAGCCACAAAATGCAAGAAATGTGGGGAAGAGAGTTTCATTGAATTGAAAGGCGTGTTAAATTTTTTCGGATAATGCTCGGTCATGAGCCGTTGGGTGTTATGTATAAGCTAAACTTCCAGTTGATGCAGTTACACAAATATTCATTGGCCGAGATAGAATCAATGATTCCATTTGAAAGAGAAATTTATTTGGCTATGCTTGCAAAACACATAAGAGACGAAAACGAAAGAATAAAAAATGCCAAGCGAAAATAAGTTAAAGAAACTGATAGAGGTTATCAAATCTCTTCCATCTACTGCAAAGAATGCAGCCCTAGACACAATAGGTGAAACATTAAGTGCGGGTAAGAAAAGGTTCGGGCAAGTCTTTAGTAGACAAAACCTTTTAAATTCTTTGTTGCCTCAGCCGTTGGCTATGGGTGCAAACAAGTTGATGGACTTTTTCAAATCGGATGATGTTGTGGCGACACCTAACGGAGCAACTCCGGGTCAATCAAATAATAGACCAGAAGATGAAATTGCTGATGAAGAAAGTGACCTAGATGTTTTAGAACTTATTGTCGAATCTTTGGAAGACGGGTTCATTGAAACAAATGAAAACCTTGTCAAAATTATGGATAAGCTTGCTGGTTCTGCGAGTGCATCAAATACGGAATCAACCAGCAAACTTTTAAGCATTGCGTATTCGGGTTCTACTCAAGAAGAATCTACAAACGAATTAATTCAGGTCGCCCAACTAAGCCATGAATCAACAGAGTCTACTCAGGATTCTATTCTAGAATTGATTGACATAAACGGCAAAACAATTCAAGTCTTAGAAAAGATTGAGAAGAACACCAAGGTTGATGAATTGAAGGCGCGTGAGGACGAAATTGAAAGAAGAAAACAAAAGCTAAATGAACAATTCAGCAAAGCGGGATTCGGCGAGGGTGATAAAGGAGGCGATGGTAAAAAGGGTGGAATACTTTCATCGTTATTAAGTTCCGCGACTGATGCGGTATTAGGTTATTTGGGTATCAATGCAGCAAAGGGCGCACTGACAGGTAAGTTAAAAGATGGAATTAAAGGCGCGGCTAGTTCGTCATTAAAGTTTGCCAAAAATGTCGGTGGTAAAGTTGTTAATGCGGCTGAGACTGGATTATACAAAGCAACCGATAAGGCTAAAAGTTTCGTCGCCGAATCTGGTGGATTGAAAAATGCCGCAGGTGCAGTTTGGGATAAAACAAAAGCATTTGCTAGTAATACGGCTTCATCTACAACAAGAGTTCTAGATTCTATTACGCCTGCATCGTCAACAATTGACAAAGCTAAAGGTGCTCTAGGATCTGTTTGGGATAAAACAAAAGGTGTTGCTAGTGGCGCGTTCAATACAATGGGCAAGGCAGCTGATGCATTAAGCCCATCTGTTAAAAATGGATTACAAGGTGCGAAAGCTGTAGGCGGAAAATTATTAGGTGCTCCGTTAGCTGTTGGTCTAGGTGGGTATGAAGCCTACAACGTCAGCAAAGATGAAAAATTAACAAAAGACGAAAAAGCGGTAGAGTATTCTAAAATTGGCGGAAAGACTGCTGGTACTCTTGCAGGTGCAAAGTTGGGTGTTATGTTGGGTGCTCCGGGTGGTCCTATCGGTATGGCTATTGGTGGTATTTTGGGTGGTGTGGGTGGTTACTTCTTGGGTGAAAAAGGTGGAGAGGTTATCAGTAATGCGGTTGTCGGTTCTGCTCCTAAAACTGATAGCGTTAAATCTGCAACAGAGACAGCTGTTTCAAAGTCAAGCGCACCTAATACTAATGCCGCTTCATCTGCTACAAGCACTTTTAGTGAGTTTGACTTTTCACAAAATGATAGTGTAAATTATCAAAAGTTTGCTGACTTCAAAAATGAACGTGAAGCCTCATTGTTAAAGGAATATATCGGAAGTCGTGATGTTAGTAAAATCCCTGCTTCTGAGATGAGCTACTTTAAATCAATGGCTAAAACAAAAGCCAAAGAGGAAGCTATCAAAAAGTTTAGTAAAGAGATTAGTGCATCATCAAACGTCAAAGTTAGGCAATCTGTGTCTTCATTGGAAAGTGTCAATAGTCAAAAAGCTGCAGCAACACCTACAACTAAAGATATTAATGTAGCGAATATGGTTAAGCCTGATATTGGGACAATCCAACCAGGACAAACAAAAACTAATAACCTACAGAATCTAACTCAGCAAATGGAAAGCACGAATGCAGAGAAAGAGAATCTTGCAACAACTAATAATGCTGCACCAGTCGTGATAAATAATACTAACAATAGTAGTTCTGGTGGAAATTCTTCTGCTCCTTCAACCAAGATGGTTATTCCTGGTGTTAGAAATCAAGACGGTACATTACAACGATTATTAGATGCGAATTATAGACCGTTAATTGCTTAGTAATATTTTAGGAGAATTTAGTTATGCCGATGTATGAATATCAGTGTTCCCAGTGTGGTGACGTTAAAGATAAGTTTTTTAAAATGGCTGATAAGGCCAATGAAATTTTAGAGGATTGTGGGTGTAGTGAAGAAAAGACAACTCACATATCTATTATGAGTGCGGTTGCTATGTCTTATAATGGTTTTAATCATGTCTCAAAAGTTCCGACAGATATGCGGAATAGATTAGACCAGATTAAAAAGCATTATCCTGATATGCAATCAACAGTTTAAATGTGTTAGTATTTTTATTAAAGGTGATTATAAAATGGTAGAAACATTCAAAGATTTCTTAACCCGATTAGGGGTAGATGTGTTTAGGTTATTGTTCCTGTTCTTAGCAGTATTCGGTTTAAGTACCGTGGATAGTGTTTTCCAATTCGGAGAACAGTTTGCGTTCTTGTCAGCTGTGTTATCTAGTACCTCGGTAGTTTTAGCGGTTGCGGGTATTAGTCATATCGTCAGACGTATTTTATTCCCTAGTGTGGATTTGAAAGAATTCGCTAAAGCTGCATTATACGAACCTCTGGGCGCATCTATTGTGTTCCTAGGTATTTGTATTGTCCTATCAACCTTTATTGTTGTGAATGTAATGCTACTATCATGAAAAGGATATCACTTTTTCTAATTTGCTTTATGATGACTGTAACGATGGCGTTCTCTCAAGAAGTCCCTGAAAACTTCTTGTTTCATAAAGACACGTTAGTTAAGGTGGTAAAGGAATCTTGGCCTGACATAACAATGCCTACCTTGATTCCGGGATTAATCGAACAAGAGACCTGCATTACATTGAAACATTCAAAGTGTTGGTCTAGAATGGCTAAACTGGAAACATCGAGGGAATATGGTTTTGGTTTAGGTCAATTGACTGTTACTAGTAGATTCAATGCGTTTGAAGAAGTCAAACAATTAGATTCAAAACTAAAGGGGTGGCAATGGGATGACCGCTTTAATGCTGAATTTCAAATGACAGCTATTGTGGCTATGTTGAAACGAAATTATAGGGTTTTTCGAAACGCTGAAAAAGAGTTAGATCATTATGCGTTTTCATTGGCCTCATATAACGGAGGCGTAGGCGGGATACAATCCGACCAGCGTATTTGTCGAAACACTCCTGGCTGTAATTCCAATCTTTGGTTTGGACACACCGAACATACTTCATTGAAACAGAAAACCGTTGTAAAAGGTTACGGTCAAAGTTTCTTCCAAATCAATCGGAAGTACCCTGTAAACGTTCTACTGATTAGAAGAATGAAATACAAACCTTACATTGATAAATATTTTGAGAACGTTAAATTATGATTTTACCTACATTCCAAACAGCTAAAGTTTATATCGTAGCACTTTCATTCATCGCTTCTGTTTTGGGAACAGCATATTTCACTTCTAATTACAAAGAAGGTCAATTTGCAATAAAACAACAGACGACAGAAAAGAAATATATTGAGGACCTAAAGAAGTCCCAAGATGATTATAATGAAAGAGTAAAGGCATTGAACGATAGTGCTTTGAAAACCCAAACGGAACTGGCTAAGGTTAATTCCGAATTAGAAAGAAAATATGACACAGCGAACAAAAAAGCTAACGATGCTTTGGGCAAGTATAATTCTCTCATCCGTGATGGTTGGAGGTTGCGCGACCCAGGGACAAGTAATGGTTCCGTGCAATTGCCCAACACCCCCAGCAATAGTGTTCCCGGAGCCGCCGACAGCGGTAACGTCAGCACCAGCGGCGCAGAACTTTCTAGAGAGGCTAGTGAGTTTCTTCTCAACTTCGCAACCGACGCCGACAAAGTAGTAGAGCAATTATTGATTACACAAGAGTACGCTAAGAGACTAAAAGAAATCTGTCAAGCAAAATAAGTGAATGAGCAAATTATTATATGTCACCAAAAAGAGGGGTAACTAAAATTACTCCTCTTCTTTTTTCTTCCCAAAAACTAGGAGCATTAATGCGAAAAACTCCCCCAAACCAAAACGCCTCAAAAAACAAAAGAATGGCTGCAGTGAAACGTGATGCGTTTACTCTAGCAGATATTCAACCCAAAACAGAAGCCCAGCGAATGATGATTGATGGGTATTTGTCAGGGCAAAACGTAGTGGCATTTGGTTCTGCAGGAACTGGTAAATCATTCATTGCATGTTATTTAGCATTGAAGGATATTATCGAAAAAGAGAAAGACCGTATCATCATTATGAGAAGTGCGGTTCCAACAAGAGACCAAGGTTTCTTGCCAGGTACTCTCGAGGAAAAGTCAGCAGTGTATGAAATCCCCTATGTGGCTATCGTAAATGATATTTGCCAAAACGGGACGGCGTGGGAGATCTTAACAAAGAAAAAGACCATTGAATTTATGACTACATCATATGTCCGTGGTATTACTTTAGATGACGCTGTTATCATTGTGGATGAATTTCAATCAATGACAGAGCACGAGATTTATTCGCTATTAACTCGTTGCGGTGAAAACACCCAAGTTATCCTTTGTGGCGATACTCGTCAATCTGATTTGAACAAGAAAAAGGAAGAATCTTGTTTTGATTGGGTTATGAAAGTTACTCAGAGAATGCCCGAGTGGTTTGATCCTGTTAGATTCTTGCCGTGTGATATTGTGCGTTCAGAGTTCGTCAAGAAGCTAATTATGGTTACAGAAGATCTATAAATACTGTATAAAGGTTTAATATAAAGAGAAAAACAATGGCCAAGTCACACATTTACCGAGATATAAATTTATCGTTTGATAAACACCCTTTAACGGGTGATATTGTCGCGGCTACAGATGTGGAGGCCATTAAGAAATCTCTACGCAATCTAGTAATGACCGACCTATATGATGTGCCTTTTAATCCCAATAAGGGCACATCATTAAATGGTTCTTTGTTTGAGAACTTTAGTCATATTACGACAGAGTTTCTAAAGGCCAAGATAAATGAAATGGTGGATAGATATGAACCTAGGATTAGTATCCAGAAGATTGTTATCTTTCAAAAAGATGACCAAAATTCATTAGAGGTTTCTATTTACTTTAAGATTGTGGAATTAAACAAGATAGAAGAAATTACAATATTCGTTGAAAGAACTCGTTAAAATGTCAGAAAAAGCTCTAATAAATCTAACCGCTATGGATTTCTCTGAGATTAAGGAGAATCTAAAAGCATTCCTCCGAAATCAAAGTGAATTTTCTGATTATAATTTTGAGGGATCTGGTCTTAATGTATTGATAGACTTGTTAGCGTATAATTCGCAAAACAATGCCTATCTTGCAAACATGATTGCCAATGAATCTGAAATTGATTCTGCTATCTTGCGCTCTAATGTGGTATCTAGAGCAAAGTTATTGGGCTACACTCCCAAATCAAATACCGCTGCTAGAGCTGTTCTATCAGTTATTATCAGTGACCCAGGTAATACGACAACCAGTCTATTAATGCCTCGCGGAACTCGTTATGTTGTCAGAGCGGGAGCTCAACAATTCACCTTCGTCACTTTACAAGATTATAACCTACCATTGAATGAAGATGGTGTTTATAGAAATGATGAAATTGAAGTATTCGAGGGAATCATTAAATCATTTTCATTTGATGCAATTGAAGACCGTAGATTTGTTATCCCTTCAAAGAAACTAGATACCAGCACTCTAAAGGTTGTTGTTTTTGATTCATATGCATATAATGCTAATGAAATTTATGAGCAAGCCTTCGGGGTAAGTAAGATTGGTCCCACCTCTGCAGTATTTTGGATTTACGAAACAGACAACGGTAACTATGAGATTAAATTCGGTGATAATGTATTCGGGAAGACTCCGATTCTAAACAGTATCGTATATACCGAATATCTAGAAACAAATGGTTCTTCAGCAAATGATTTCTCGCAATTCTCTTTAGTTGGAGTATTCGAGGGATATGAAAATGCAGATGTTACTATTGAATCAATCAATTCATCTTCGGGTGGTTCTGAACCAGAGTTAACATCGTCAATCAAATTAAATGCTACTAGATTCTTCCAGTCTCAAAATAGAGCAATTACAAAAGAAGACTTTGCTGCAATTACAAACGACATTTATCCTTATGCTAAATCAGTAGCAGTATGGGGTGGTGAAGAAGTATCTCCTCCAAAATACGGGCAGGTGTTTATTTCTATTATTCCAAATAGCATTACAAAATTGACGTCTACAAACAAAAGAGATTTAGAAAGAAAGATTAGAGATAGGTCTGTCGTAGGTATTCAACCCAAGATTGTTGATCCTAAGTTTATCAAAATCAATTTATCTACATTCGTGGATGTTCGTAGAAACAGTTCTAGTGGTTTGAATAACTTCTCAAAAGAGATTAGAGACCTTATTGTTTCATACTTTGATAACGGATTCGGAATCTTTAATAACGACTTCTATTATTCAAATCTATTAACAATTATCAAGAATTATTCAAGATCGATTGTGGGTGTAAGGGCAGAATATACAATCTCTTTAACTGCTTCATTGTTAGATACAGATTACTATTTTGAGAATGCAATTGTAAAAGGTTCTTTAAAATCTAATAAGGTTAGAGTTGCAGGTGATAGCGTGTTTTATACTATCGAAGATACGAATAGTGATGGTATCTTATATGCAGGATTAACTGCTATCGGAACTGTCAATTATGACACAGGCTCAATCTATGTTAATACGTCAATCATTCAAGAGACATCTACGGGCGCATTAGAGTTATTTGTAGAGCCTTTAGAAGATGATATTTTCGCAGGATTTGCAACTGCTATTGCTTTAGATACAACTAGATTGGCAGTAGAATTGAGGTCAGTATAATATGGCAAATATCAATGTTGTAGCAAGAGCTGCTTCTCAGGCAGTATCTTCGCTACCTAAATTCGTTATCGAGAACCATGATAAGTTTGTTAATTTCCTAAGAGCATATTACAAATGGTCTGCGTCCGAAGGGCCAGATTTGGTAATGGAATCTTTGAAATTACAAAACGATATTGATCTCGTTATTGAGGAAATGTTGCCAGGATATAAGGCATCTTATGCCAAGAACTTCCCTGTGGAATTAAAAACAAATTTCAGACACTTCGCTAGGTTTCTAAAAGAGTTCTACCAATTAAAAGGTACTGCGGAATCATATAACATATTCTTCAGAGCGGTATTCAATGAAGAAGTATCTGTATATTTCCCGAAGGTTCAAATTTTTAAACCTTAATCCGTTTGACCTAATCAATCGTGAAATTGCTGGTATGAACAATGGCTATATTGCTATTGTGTCGAATGTCATTAAGGTGGGTGATTATTATGATGTTTATTTTGAAGAAGCAACTGGGCAATTTGAAGTAGGTGAGACATTAATTTCAGATGAATTATCTGTGGAGATTGTTCCTATCTACAAGATTAAATCAATCGTGTCCGAACCTAGTTGGCTTGATTCATCAATCATTTACACTAACGATTTAGTACTTAAAGTAGACAAAATCTATTACGGTAAAATCGCCAGTCTTAACATCGTTTCAGGTGGGACGGGATATGAAGTAGATGATGTAATCGGCACATCTACATATTTCCAGGGAACGGGATTTAAAGCTAAAGTTGCTACGGTTGATGGAAGCGGAGCAATTCTTACCGTTACAATTGAGAGAAGCGGATTTGGTTTCAACAATGAAGATATCACTGTTTTTGTCGAAAGCACGAGCGGGATTGGTGCTGATTTAGAACCTGTCTTTGATGTTGCATTCAAGAAGATTCAAAGCCTGTCATTCATTCAGAATGCGCCGTTTGTCGGTTCCGTTGATATTGTAGCCACTCTTACAGATGGCACTGTTATCACGTTTGAACAAGGTGTTACCAATACGGTAAAATACTGGATTACTTCCCAATCAGAGCCATCTACGGGACATAGCAAGATACATGATTCATCGTATTATCAGGAATTCTCTTATGAGCTTCAATCAAGAGCAAACATAAGAGACCAAGAAGAATCTTTGAAAAGTCTTTTACATATCTCTGGTCTTAAGATGTTTGTCAAAACAATCATCCAAGATGCGGCGACCGTAGAATCAGAAACGGAATTGTTATTCCTCTGATTTGCCTTTATTGCGAATCATCTTCATAAGCTCCTCGGAGCTGCCGACATACAAGTGATTGTGGTTAATGTTGGTAGACTTCTCAGGGGCTTGTTCTTTACCCTTTTGTTTCCGACTGGCGACCTCATCTAGTTTCGTTGCAACATCGGTGATGGTCTTTACCAGGTTTGCTGCCACTTCAAACGCTCGAGGATGCTCGGTGCCGTTAGCAATCTGCACCAATTGGTCTAACATATCTTCCGAGGTCGAAATCATCTTTTTAAAGGTGTTTCGTGCAAGCTCCTGGTCCCGTTTATCGTTAATTTCTTCAGGGTCTTCTTTTTCTACGATTAAAGGTGGTATTTTTTCAGCCGTTTTTTCAGGCAGAGAAACCGCCCCAGAAGGCAATAAATCGAACGTTTCTTCTAGTTTTTCAAACATAATCTTATGGAATTTCCGTTAAAGTCTCAGTAATTGGGCCTGTTGGAGGGGTGCCTACAAAAGTCTGAATGATGTTAGGTTCTCCGAAGTCAGGATCAAAGAATGTATTCGCGTCTACCCTTGTAATACGGGCTCTATCTGTAATCGGGCCATAAAAGAAGCCTTTGACCGTGAAATCTAAGTCCCATTCAATGATACGACCTTCCTCAAAATCACCCATAACAGAATCATTCATTGTAACAGAATTTAGAACAATATGAATGTCTCTTTCTAAATTTAGTTCCGGAATTTCCTTGGCTGCTACGGTGTATTCAGGTTGGAAGAAAGGTAAGATTTGTTCTACAATTTGCAACCCGTCCTCGAAGTAGGCAACATGAATTGTTAGAATCATGTTAATGTCATAAGGTGCAGGAGAATATTGCATCTTAGCCAAACCACCGTTGGATGTTTTTGTGACAAAGTTTACAGTGTTTTCTTTACGATAACCTGCATAGCTAGGCGAACCTGCTTCAAACGACATTCTAGGAAAAATGTTATTCCACGTTGCTCTCAAATCAGGATTTTGAATTAGACGCTCTAATGCCTTATCCTTGCTCATGAATGATAATGGGACTCTGATTGTTTTATCCACACCATCCACGGCGATGTTCTTTCTTACAATGGATAGGTCGTTAAACAACGTACCAAAGATAGAGACATATCGTTTATAGTGTTGGTGATAAAATGGGGCATTACCTAGCATATTTTTGTCCTAATAATTTAAGGAGTTCCGAAAGGATTCGACTCGTCAAATTGAATGAATTGGTCTGACAGAACTTGTAACGGGTCATTGTCTGCGTTCGGGTCATTTGTCACGCTATTGTTATTCAATAATCCAGCTGTTTCCGTATCAAACAACTCAGAACCAGTATTGACGATCTGATGATTGTATTTTGCTCTTTCGCATTTGATGAAATAGTAGACAGGACTTCCTAGAGCCATAACCTGATAATCTCTTACGTCAACACTTGCAATTCTAAAAATGTCATCTGGGCCTATATTGTTCCAAGGCGGAATGTAGATATAATCGCCTTCACGTGGACGATGATTAAACTCTGCATCAAATCTTCTAACAGCAACAAGGAAGGCACAAGAGCTGGGTTGCGTCAAACCAAATTTAGCATACATTTCTTCATGCACATAAGGCTGTTCCATATCTTTCAAATACATCTCAATGACAACAGATTGACCTAAAACCTCAAATCTATTTTCACCAAATAATTTATCATAATTTGAATCCTGGACTTGTTCTACCTTGATGTAATGAACATCAATGCCTGAAAGCTGAACCATCTCAATAGCAAGGTCGTGATAAAGGTCTTGCTCGTTTGTTGCGCCGATGTGGCTAAAGTATTGTGAGACTGCCATGTTCTTAACCCATTATGAAGTTAACTGGCTCTTGATTTTCAAGCAACATAGATTGCTCTAAAGCAGATATTTCAGCCTCTGCTTCTTGAAGAATTGCATCTGCGTCGATTGTAACACCGCCTACCAATTGAACGTTCTTAAGTTTGCGTAGATTGTTTCCCCATTGCTTCTTGATTAGAGCCGTGGTATATTTCTTAAGGAAGGGGTCGTTCCATACTTGAGTAAAATCATTAGGGTCTAGGCGCCATGTAGCCTCGACAACAAACATCTGACCTTCTCTGACAGTAGACCAATCCAAATCGATATAAAGTCTGTCCATGTGTCTATTAAATCGCATAGGCTTGGACTTACCGCTTACAACATCCTTAAGAGTTGACTGATAAGACATCGCCATTGAATACGTCAACAACCCATCACCTTTTAGGGCAAACGGATATGTGCTAGCCATCAATTGCCATTCAATCGAAAATTGTCCAGATCCAGAATATCCCGTTTCTAGAACACGCTGAACACCTTCAATCGAATCATCAATTGGGAAATACTTGTTTTGAATTGCTGTAGCCGTTGCTTCTACTGGTAGGTAAATCTGGATGCTTCCGTCATAATGGTTCTCACCAAAAAATTCCAAAGCAACGTCAATCAAATCTTCTACTTGCTGATTCTCTACGTTAATCTGAATAACGGGCGCGCCAAGTCTACGTAGGCAATACGCTTTTAGTTCTTTTCTTGAGCTTGGTTTGCTAGCTGACATAATTGTTATCCTCGTACATGGTTTTTATTATTTATGGACAAAGAAAAAGCCCTCGTAATTGAAGGCTTTTCTCTAAATCTTATACCAAACGAAACCGCTTTAAGAACTGCTCGTATTCATACATGATTCGGCGGTTAACAAAGAATCCCATATTGCTATTATTTTTAATGTACTCTGCAGGCGTTTCGCTTTTTACAAGTCGCCTAATATAGAACCAAATATCTAATTTATCTTTGCCAAACATTTTATTTAACTCCCATCGCTTCTGCGAAAATTTGAACAATCTTCTCGTAACTATCAGCTGTATCCTTGTCGAGGCGTTCTTCTGCAAACCTCGGCAAAAACAAACGACTAGCGCCACTATCATTCTTCATGATTGAATTGGCCTTAACCGTAATGATTTTAGAATCAATCCATTGGGCCTTTTCTTTATTTATACGCTCACGATCTTTGTCCGTGAACCCTGACACGTTGACCTGAATCTTACCATCAGAACTTTCACAAATGATAGATCCAAACCATTTCTCATTTTTACCGTTGCCTGGATTGAATCCGCGAACAATCAAATCAACCTCAGCTTCAACCTTCAATTTAATTTGGTCTTTGGAAGTACCATCTGCCCAAATACCGTTCGGGTTTTTGATAACAGTTCCCTCGATGCCACGTGAAGTCAACTCTGTGTAATGTTGAAAGGCTTCTTCCAGGCTATAAACAATCTTGGTAGGGATTGGGTGAAATTGTGAACCTGACAAGGATTTAATATCCTGATAGCGGTCTTTGTATGCACGTTTGTATTTACCGCTTGCAACTGCATCAGCCATAGGAACCTTGTCCCAGATGTAATAAAACGGGCACTGGTTCTTTTCAAACACTCCGCCTTTAAGGACGCTGTTCAAAATGCCGTTGCCGATTTCTCGAGGAAGAACTTGCCAACCGTCATCTTCGCTATCTTTTTGCAGAACCAACAATTCACCATTATAGCAAAAGCCTTTATCCGCTTTACCGAGGAATTCATCAATGAAGGATTTGAATTCAACATTAGCAAACAAGGTGCCTGCCCGAGATGTGATGCTAACAGAACCGTCTTCTTTTACGAAAACATTAGCATACATGCCGTCTGCTTTCTCTTGAGAGAAAATACCTTTAGACCAATCAAACTTATCAATGTTGCTACCCTTCATCAATGAACAGCGCATGTAAGGATATTCGGGAATGGTTCCCGGGAACATTTTGTTGATTGAAGAACGATTGACATTACAACGCAAATCACCTTTGAGAACGTTTGCAAACACTTCTGTTTCTTCAGGTGTCAATTGTTCCATAATGGCTACAACTTCATCTCGTGCTTTGTTGCCTGTAATCTTGCGAGATGTCAAATCAACAAGACACATCTCAAATGACAACCACAAATCTTGCAATGTCTTGTTTCCTGATTTAGTCACCGCAGGAACTTTCTTGACGCCATAAACGAATTCAGGGCTATATGCTCGTTCAAGCAAACGAACGAATTGGGGACATTCTGTACCGAACTCTTTAATCTTTGCCTCTTTGAACAATCGAGAGTTGTCGCTATTCAAAATTGCAATGTACTGGGAAAATGTTTTCATAATATTAAACTTTCAAAAAATCTGACGAGGAGACACCGAAATACTTGTAAATCAAACCCTTGGGACCGTTTTCTTCAACCACACTCCAAACAACAATGTTATTTGACTTCTTGCTAACTTTACGGGATTCTTTCTTTGAATCCATGCTAACAGACCATTCGTTTTTATTAAAACAGCCAACTTTAAAAAGCTCGTCAAATTTGCGGTTTTTCATAATTTGTAAACATCGTCCTTGTTTCAATGAATTTATTATAACACATTTTCGGACAATGTCTACAGTTCTTAAACTTTTTTAGACTTTAATTCCCGCAAACCTTGCTCGGTTATTGTTAAGCGGTGGCTTATAGTTCTTGATCTCACCCGTTTCTTTGTCGATTGTCTCTCCCCTTTGTGGAGGGCTTCCATGAGAGATGGGTTTCGTTTTGGTCATCTGAATCTCACTCTCAGCATTGAACAATCGCATCTTTGAGCGGTCAATCCCGACAACAAACCTTAGCTTTGAAGCCATGTCTGAAAATCGATTTTTAAGCTGTTTGAACATGACCAAATTCTGAGCATCCAATTCCTCGGAACGCATCATAGCCAATAGAATATCAACCGTCATAGCCAAGCCATGTGACTCTGAAATTTCCTTCAATCCAACATCAGAGTTATCTGTACCTTCACGGTTCAATTGTGTCGCTGAAACAATAGCCAAATTCAACTCTGTTGCCAAGCCACGCAATTCTTCACAAATAGCCTTGACATATTGGTAAGAGTTTACCATGCCTGCTTTGAAGCGACTAGACGAGCAAATGTTAATGTAATCCACATAGATGATATCTGGGGCGAAGTCTTTCTTAAGCTTCAATTCGTTGACCAGAGACCTGAATTGTGTAACACCTGCGGAAGCCGTTGGGTACTCTTTTACAACCAATCGACCCTTGCAACCTTCAAGAACTTTGTTCAAACGTTTGGTGTATTCCTGCAATGATAGACCAGGAAGATCCTGCATTCTCATGTTTAGGATGTTTGCATCAATACGTTCCGAGATACGTTCTTCAGCCATTTCCAAGGTGATATAAAGAACGTTTTTACCAGCTAGAAGGTTTCGTGCTGCATTATGACAAAGGAAAAGAGATTTACCTGCACCTGTTGATGCCGATACAACTGCCAAGATCTTCTTCGGCAATCCACCGTTTGTAATTTCATTAAAGACATCAATGTCAAACGGCATCTTATACTCATTCGTTTGATGCAACATCTTATAGCGCTGCTCAATCATCGAGGTAAAATCATGTCCGATATTGGTATCAAACGAAACAGACAATGCCGACTTTAGGATTTCTGGAATCTGTCCTACGTCAGCTTTATCATCTTCAATCATAGCCGCTGCATCGATAATGGCATTAAACAACGCTTTATCTTTACAGAACTTTTCCGACTGTTCAACAAGCCATTCAATCGAGGGTGCTTTGTTTCGCTTTGATAGCTGTTGAATCATATCAACCGCACCATCATAGTCTTGTTGACTTACACCTTTAGTGTTTTTGACCTCAACCAATAATTCTTCTTGGGTAGGCGGTTTATTGTATTTACCTACGAACTCTTGAATCTTGCTGAACAGAATCGAATGAGAGTTCTCGGCAAAATATTCATCCTTCAAAAAAGGGAGAACCCTTCGCACATAATCCTCATTGTGCAAAAGGTTTCCCAAGATTACTTCTTCAATCATTTATTCTCCGTTCAATCGTTTCTTTGTAAGAAACAATTATATCATTCAGGATCGGTATTGTCTACAGGCGTTTCTTCAAAGTCTTTTAGACGTTCAATAGCTAGGAAATAATTGACCATGTTTCCTACGATAGTTTGCATCTCTGGATTATCAGCCAAAACCTTTTTATCAATGTCTACAGCCACATAATCGATTTGAAGGTTTTCACCGACCTGCCGAATCTCTCGGAGAATGATTGTCGTATCTTTGAACGGGCCATCTTGAATGACAATAGCACCAATGATACCTTGTTCATCCATCATCTCTCGTTCTTCATCATTGCCGACAGGGACGGAATAAAACGAAGGGATAACCTTCTTTAGTTCCGAGATGATTTCATAGATTTGATTTTTAGTCTGCATTTAGTTCTTCCTCTGTTCCCATAATTGATGAATCCATAACCAGTTGATATTTCTTGTTAATGAATTCTTTGAATTGACTACTCTTAAGCAATGAACCCCAAAACTCTTCAGTGTTGGTATCCTTTGCACGAAATTTACCCTCAATCATCTCACCTGATTCAGGGTTAACTTTTTGATACCATCCCATAGATGGTTTGATAACAAAACCCGATTCAATGGCGATATCCAATAGTCCAGACCATTTAGTGATACCACCGTCAAACATGACCGTTAAAGGAATTCGAGATTTCTCACGAACTCTACGACTCTTTTCAATGTTGATATTGAAGGTGTAACCGACAACATCTGTTCCCTCTTTTTCTTGAGAACGACCAACAATCCAGATATCATTTGCTGAATAATAAGAACCTGTTCCGCCGCCTACAATGTCTTTAGGGAAAAGACCGATTTCCTTATAGGTGTGATTAATAGCAACCATAGGAATATCTTTTAACGTCAGGTGGGGTGTAACCATACGGAACAAAGACTTCAATTGCTTAGCGCGTGACATATCAGCAACGGACTTTTCATTCATTGCATCTTCGACCTCTTTCTTGGAAGCCAAATTACCGATTGAGTCAATCAAGAAGATGATCTTGTCTCCTCGAACAATTTCACCAAGCTGAGACATAATGTCAAACTTCAATTGTTCAATGTCTGTGATTGGTGTATGCAACACTCGAGAAGTGTCAATGCCGAATGCCTGGAAATATGATTTTGGAGAACCAAATTCTGAATCATAAAACATCAAAACGGCATCGGGATACTTCTTCATATAAGCAGCAGCCATGACGAGCGCGATGCTTGTTTTAAAGTGCTTTGAAGGGCCAGCTACTTGAAGCAAGCCTGGCTGCAACCCACCATCAAGAGAACCGCTCAAAGCGATATTCAATGCAGGGACTGAGGTTTGAACCTCATCTTTTTTATTAAAGAATGTTGACGTTTCAAGAATAGATGTTTCCTTGATACGGGAATTCTTTTTCAATTTATCTAATAGACTCATTACTAACCTTTCAAATGTTCAATGGCATATCCATCGAGGGTATTATACACGATTTCAGTGATGCCGTGTAACTTTATTAACTGAAGACATCCCTCACAAGGACGACAAATAGACCGAACACCGTTAGCGTTAAATCGGCCTATAAACAAGGTAGAACCTTTTGGAACTGATCTCAAAGATCCGATACAATTAATCTCAGCGTGAACGAATGTTCCTAGGCGTTTGTAATCTTCTCTAAACTTGTTGTATTTTAATTGGAGAGGGTGACTCTTCTTTTGATTGTATCCTGTTGCCAGAACACTCTTTTTGAAAACTAGAACTGCGCCAATCTTATAGACAGGCACATCACTAAATTGACCGAGGGAAGCAGCTTTTGCCAACATTCCCTCGTACCATTTACTTATGTTGTTGGAAATCATTTTGCGACAAAACGTTCCCATTCCTTTGCAAAAGAACAATTGACCGCATCTTTGAATAACGGCGCAACCTGATTATCTTTATAGCCTGCAAGGACACAACCGATTCGAGTGACGAAAAACTTCTTATCAGGATTCGCCTTTGTGAACTCTACAAATTGTTCAATGTATGGCTGAATCTGTGACAATCGTAAAGACTTGATTTCCTTATCTTTCGTTGGAATGGCATAGGTCTTTCCTTGCATCCCAACACCTTTACCCCATTCCGCTCCCATGTTTAATGCTGCAGCTGCAGCACCTGCACCATGGACGCCTGCCAAATTACTACCAAAAACGAAAATCTCTGCGCCTTCTGGACGCGTACCGTCAGTGTGGAATTTGTTCATAATATAAAAGATTGTTTAGTTGTGAATGTTGATATTGACAGAAGGCTGATTGCCGTGATAATGACCATGGCTAGGACCACGCTGAAGATGACGATGATTCCGATAAGGATCATTGTTGTAGACTGGAACAGGATATTGACCGCAATTGTAACACGGCACGACAATCACTTGTTGCTGCGGCACATATTGAGGATAAACATAAACGTTTGCCTGCGGTTGTTGATATTGCGGATAGTTGTTTGTGCCGATAGAAACACTTCCATGCCTATCATGCAAAGTCACTCCGATTGACGTATTCCATTCTTGAGCATAACAGCCAACGTAGGATGCTGTTAACAAGAGTGCTACTAAAAATTTACGCATTTTATTAAGCCTTAGAAAAAACTTGAACTTCTGTATCTATGCAAGGAACCATCTTCTTAGTGTACGGATAACCTGCCTTTTTCAACATGTTACGCACTTTGGATTCATCGGCATTTGTTGAAACGAATTCAACCATACCGTTTCTGCAAGCGTAACCTGTAAACGATTTACCGACTTTTGAAACACACGAAACTGCTACGCCGTTGTTTGTCTTTGATGTGTCGATTGCTTTAAACATGATGTTTCCTTTGTTGATAAATCAATTATACATCAAATTTGGGACAAATCTACAGATTTATAGAAAAGAGTTGCAGTAAAATATTGATTCTTTTCTGAAAAACCTTTGAGATATTTCAGGTCTTTTCGACCTGTGGTTTCCTCTACCTCAAGCCATACTTCGGCAAAACGATATTTCTTCATTTTGATTCGTTTCGCCAAAGTAACAACCTGGGGCCAAGTTATGTCTTCAAACCTTCGCCGAATGATTCTATCAGAACGATTGCTCATGTACCAGCACCTTATCTTTAAGAGTTACCATAACCGAACGAAACGTTTCTTTGTCCAACTTTGAGATCCACTCAACCAAGAATGAATCTTCAAAATAAACCCTGTAACGTTGCATCAGGCGACCTAATTCAACACCTTCGACACCAAACCATTCCGAGACATTATCGCCGTTGAAATTAGCCTTGTATGCTTTCATCATCTCAAAGTGTCTAAGAGCATGGTCATAGCTTAGTTTGAAGTCAGGAAACAAATTCATTGCAGTAGACAACCTTTCGGCTCGGTCTTTTGCACTAGGTCCCTTGCTTGTTTCTACGTCAAAGTTTTCCTTCAAATACACTAATGCTTCTTGATACATCACGCGCTTGGTGTCACGTCTACGGTCTTCGGAATTCCTGTTTTCCAAGAGGAAAGATTGGATGCTGAAATAAGAGCTGGATGCCGCAAATTCAAACACATCTTGCTTTGTCTTGAATCCTTTCAAATAGCGGAAATAATCAAAGTCCAGAAATTCCAGGGCTTCACGAAAATCCAAAGTGACAAGGATTTCATCGATTGTTCTAGAGATGTTCTCAGGATCTCTAAAATGATACTTCAACCCATCATGACAGAATTTAAACCCTAGTCGCTGAGAAGTTCTTCCGATAAAGTTGCCAAGGTCATTGAATGCAAAATAATTGGATGCAAACTTCGCCACCTCGATATTGGGTTGGACAATCAAATCCACCTGCAGATCACCGTAATCGAATGAAACGATATTAGAGTTCCTGAAGATTTCTCTCGGGTTAAACACTCGTTTTACCATCTCAAGAATTCTCACATCTTCACGCAACACGATAACAATATCCATATCGCCGAAGGAATCCTTATCTTCATAAGATTCAACCAATTCAACGTAGGTACAATCACCCGCGATGCCTTGTAGCTTATGGTAGATTTCAGAGTAAACCAGGTCGAATTCTGGTTTTAGGTAACGTCTTGTCTCGACTGTTTTTAAAGCATTTCCACCCATGATATATTCCTTAGGTTATAGGAAGAAAACGTTTTGACGAATCTTGCGATTTAGCTTCTTAATTTCTTTCAGAATCAACGAAAGAGTTTCAGGGTATTCTTTACCTAGATCCATTGCCTCTTTTACAAGGGCATCTTTACGAACAAGGAATTTCACTTGGTCGCTATCTACAAGTGCTTGCTTGCCGAAATATGTAATTTGAACCCTTGTGATACTCATTTATAAACCTCTTTGTTTCTGATGAATCAATTATAAGGCAAGAAAGGGCCTTTGTAAAGCCCTTTCAGAAAAGAATTTCTATTATTCTTTATTCGCCTTTTTTCATCAGCCATTTGTTAGAAATGGGAACACATTGAAGCCGTTTCAAAATCACTAACTGGCAGAACTTTTTCAGAAGAACATAAGAACAGACTCTCATCACCAAAGATAAGAGTCTGTAGATTATCTGATAGAAAGGAAATGTCTGTCAATCATTTTAACAGGCGTTCCGAATAAGCCAACGGTTTGAGATGGCCTTGAAGCTGATATGCGTATTGTCAACACATTTCCACACCAAACCTTCGCGTTCGCTTCCGTTCAATGCGCTTTTGTTTTCAGCATATTTCAGAAGCTCTTCGATGGTCTGACCTTCCAAAGTCACTACGCCGATGATGGGAGTGTGCTGCAATCCGAGGATATCGATAATGGCTTGACGCTCAAAGGTATCAAAATACTTACCAGTGTTCACGTTGTAAACATCAAACACTCGGAAAGCCTGACCTTTCAATTGGTATTGATTACCCTGAATTCCTTCACCAATCAATTCACCTTGAATAGCGATTCCTTTAAAGTCTTCGAGCATCTTTTCACGCAATCCGATACGCAATGCTTCTTTCCAAAAGCTGTTGTTCTCATCTTCCTTGAGATCAAGATTGCGACTGCAAACATGGAACTCGCCTTCGGTATCCATGTAAAATGTGCAGCTAGAACCATCAAGCTTTTCTGTAATCTCGAAACGCTTTCCACGGTATGTCTCAAGCTCTTTCTTCAGGTTTTGAATACGCTCTTGGTCGGTCTTCGGAACTGCCGGTGGAAAGTTTCCACGAGCCATACCTGCCAATTGTGCATTGATTGGAGCTTCCCATTTCTGAATGTTCAGTGGAAAGGTTACATCCAAACCTTCAAACAATTGGCTTGCAATGTTAGCACACGTTGGCTCAAGCGGAAGCAACAAACCTTGGCTGATTTGACCACGTAGGCGAATTGTACGCAAACGCTCACCTCGGACACCACCATACACTCGTGGCTCTGTACCTTTACAAAGGAATGGTGCAAGCTCTACGGGAATCCAAGAATCAATCTCAAAGTAAACGGCTAGTTCGCCTGCTTTGAATTCACCTTTCTTCACTACAACTTTCCATCCGCCGATTGTAGCAACTTCAATTGCATCAGCGTTCTCGATAGGATTGATCTCGTCAATCATACGAATAGAAGCTAATTTACGGTCTACTGTTTCCATAATATAAAAATTCCTATTAATAAACTACAACTTTTTCTGACTCTTCACGCACCTCTGAAACAGGATCCGAGCAATCCCATTCACAGTTCCAAACTTCCACTTCTTTGTCAGGGTTCATTTTTGACAACAATTCGATTAATTCGGATACCTTCATCATATTTCCTTTGTTTGTTCAATGATGTTATTATCCAGCAAAATTCTCAAAGAATCAAGAACTTTTGAAAAATAAAATGTCTTTTGGGAAATATTTTTCCATGACTGTAAGAAAACGGGTGTTCTCGGCAAACTGCAATTCTTCACGAATCTTAGACCAGTTCATGTCCATTTGATGTGACAAATTTTGCGCCAGTCCTAGGAGGTAGTAATAGTTGTTGAAAGGCCCGTTGAGGTCGATTAGAAAGGGGTTATAGCCCTTTTGTACTGGTTGGTCTAAAATCATAGAGTTCCTTAAACGTTAAAGAGATGTTGGGGTATCGGCCCGAATAGCGAATATAATTGTGCGCTAGATGTTGAAGCTATTGCTAGTTTCATGTTTTTCTTTGCTGCTTGAATTTTGTAATAAGTGCGGGCTATTTTATTGCGAGTTGATCCTCGGCTGTTGTTGCAATGATGACAAGCAGCTACCAGATTTGATTCAGCTTCAATCTTCCGATGCTTTGGACTAGACCATTTATCGACCAGATGTTCAAGTGTTGCTTGTTGAGGTGACTTTTTTGTAGAATTCATCTCACATTTGCAATAATGACATTTATTGCCTTGACGCTCGACCAAATCTGATAAAGTAATCATTCTTAACTCATGTTAATTTCAATACGTTCATTATACATCATTTTACATGTCTTGTGTAGCCTGCTTCTAAATATTCTTCATCTGTTGCAAACACCACGGGTTCAATGCCCAATCGATGCATCAATCTTATCCAGGTATGGCCGTGACCCCATTGCTTATAAATCTGATAGTCTACAAGGTGAGCGACCTCATGGTAAACTGATTCTTTAAGAGTAACACTATCACGTTTGAATATC